AACAAGAGGCTACAGGAAGCTGAGATAGCAACTGCTATCTATAAGGCTTCGGCAATTACTTTGATTGATAGGATAAAGAAAGAAGCAGTTGAACGATACGCAAAACCCAAGTCTCTAGGAGAAGAGCTTGCTTCGGACTACTAACTCTGCCAAATAACTAAGGAACAATCATGGCATTCGTAAAAATGCATTTACCTTGTACACTATGTTCATCGAGTGACGCAGCCTGTCTTAATGAAGACGGTTCCGCCTTTTGTTTTAGTTGTAGCACATACATAAGAAACTATGCGGAAGGTGGGGAAGAAACCCTCGTCGAAGAAACTGAATTTGAAATCCACAAGAGGAATAAAAAGATGGAGGGATCTGATAGTTCTTCCCCTCAATCATCATTAGTTTTTACTGAACTCACTGATCGTAAGTTAAGTCTAGCAACCGCTAAGAAGTATGGCGTTAAAGCAACCGTAGTAAATGGTGAGATAGTTAACCATCACTACCCTTACTTCAACGGGCATGAACTGGCAGCTACTAAAGTTCGCGGCAGAGACAAGACCTTTATCTGGTCAGGGTCTGCTAAAGAAGTAGGACTCTTTGGCGAGAACCTCTTCAAGGCTGGCGGCAAGTTCATTACACTAACAGAAGGTGAGTGTGATGCTATGGCAGCTTATGAGCTGATGGGCAGCAAGTGGCCTGTAGTTTCAGTTAAGTCTGGTGCGGCTGGTGGAGTCAAGGATGTTAAAGCTAATTTAGAATACCTTGAATCCTTTGGTACTATTGTTATTAACTTTGATAACGACAAGGTAGGTAAGGAAGCAGCGATAGAAGTAGCTAAGGTTTTTACTCCCGGCAAAGCTAAGATTATGACAATGCCTGTAGACTTCAAGGACGCTAACGATATGCTGCGTCAGGGTAGGAACCAAGCATACGTCAGTTGTTTCTGGGACGCTAGGTTGTACACCCCTGCCGGAGTTCTAAATCTTTCGGATCAGTTAGCTGCCTATCAAGAGATACGGAAGAATAAGGTTCCTGCTATTCCTTATCCTTGGTTCGGACTTAATAAAAAGTTAGAGGGTATGAGACAGGGAGAGATAGTAACTATCGCAGGGGGTACAGGTCTAGGTAAGTCAGCCGTCACCAGAGAGTTGGAGCATTGGTTGATTAACCAGACAGAAGATAATGTGGGCGTGTTAGCCCTCGAAGAAAACTGGACACGTACCGCTGAAGGTATCATGGCTATCGAGGCTAACGTCCAGCTACACCTTGATAGTGTTAAAGCTAACTATCTAGATGAAGAAATAGATGATATCTATAAGAAAGTTTTTATGGAGGGAAACGAAGATCGTGTTTGGGTACATGCACATCATGGCGTTAGCGACATAGAAGATATCTTGAGTAAACTAAACTACATGGCGAGGGGATTAGATTGTAAATGGATTGTACTAGACCACTTACACATGTTAGTTTTAGCTGGCTTGAATTCTCCTATGTCTGAACGTGAAGTTATTGATTACATCATGGGGGCGCTTTCAAAACTTGCGAATGAAAGTGGTTGCGGATTAATACTAGTCTCTCACTTACGGAAGATCGACGGGAATCTTGGACATGAGAATGGAGTTGAGGTAGGCATGTCACATCTAAGAGGCTCCGCATCTATCGGACAGATTAGTGATTGCGTCATCTCTCTTGAACGTAACCAACAATCTACCGATGATATAGAAGCTTCAACCACTAAGGTGCGTGTCCTTAAATCTAGATACACTGGAGATGTGGGTGTCGCTACTCACTTGCTCTATGATCGAGAGACAGGGAGGCTGAATGAAACACACTTGCCGGATGGTGATGAGTTTACTGGAGATGAGCTATGAGTAACTTAGTATTTGACATTGAAGCTGATGGTCTTACTCCAACTAAAATACATTGTATAGTTGCTATGGATGTAGATACTAAGGATGTGTTTACGTTCGACAACACTCAGTTGGATGAAGGTTATAACATGTTACAAACCGCAACCAAACTGATTGGTCATAACATCATTGGCTATGACATCCCTGTAGTTGAAAGGCTAGGACACATAGATCTTTCTGATAAGAAGGTTGTTGATACATTGGTGCTGTCTCGTTTGTTTAAGCCTACCCGTGAAGGTAACCACGGCCTAGAAGGTTGGGGCTACAGGTTAGGCTTTAAGAAAGGAGACTATGGCGAACAGGAACAAGCTTGGGAACACTATACTCCTGAGATGCTAGAGTATTGTAAGCGTGATGTTGTACTGAATCATAAAGTTTATAATGCTTTGAAGCATGAGAGCAAAGGCTTTACCCCTACGTCTGTAAGGATAGAACACCAGACAGCTAAGATCGTAGACCAGCAGCGCAACACTGGATTCCTTTTAGACATTAAGAAAGCTATGAGTCTTGTTGCTATGTTTGAAACCAAGCTCTTTGAGTTAGAAGAAGAAGTACAGAAAGAGTTTCGTGCTACCGTAGAGAAGCAGATAATAACCCGCAGATACACAACTACTGGACAAGTATCTAAGCTAGGAGAAGATCAACACGGTAAAGGTGTAAGGCTGACAGCCAAGGAGTACGAGACATTCACCATGTATCAAAACCCTAAGCCTATTATCCGTGAGACTGAAATTAGATTTAACTTAGGCTCTAGGAAACAGATAGGTGAGTACCTTATTAAGGCTGGATGGGAACCTAAGAAGTTCACGCCTACCGGACAGCCTGTAGTAGATGAAGGTATACTGAAGAAGGTTAAAGGTATACCTCAAGCTGCTTTGATTGCTAACTATCTGATGATTCAAAAGCGTTTGGCGCAGGTAAGAAGCTGGCTTAAAGAACTGAACGAAGACACTGGTAGGGTACATGGTTATGTTAATCCTAATGGTGCGGTGACCGGACGCATGACTCACTCCCATCCTAACATGGCGCAGATTCCTAGTAGTAGTTCGCCGTATGGTAAGGAGTGTAGGTCTTGTTGGATAGTACCGAAAGACTACAAGCTGGTAGGCATTGATGCTTCAGGCTTAGAACTTAGAATGCTTGCACACTACTTAGATGATGAGGGCTATACAAATGAAATCCTTAACGGAGACATTCATACCGCTAACCAAAAACTTGCAGGACTTAAATCTAGAGATCAGGCGAAGACATTCATCTATGCACTCCTATACGGAGCCGGAGATGCTAAGCTTGGAACAGTGGCTGGTGGAGGCAGAGAAGCTGGCAAAAGACTTAGACAGTCTTTCTTTGATAATCTCTCATCATTTAAAACTCTTACAGGAAGGGTACAAAGAGAAGCAGCGGAAGGATATGTTAAGGGGCTAGACGGCAGGAAGCTAACAGTACGCTCAGCACATGCCGCTCTTAATACATTGTTGCAGGGTGCTGGCGCTATCATAATGAAACAAGCCATGATACTTCTAGATGGTAAGTTAAAATACTTAGACGCTAAGTTTGTAGCCAACGTCCACGATGAATGGCAGATAGAATGCCATGAGTCTGTAGCAGACCAAGTAGGTCAGCTTGGCGTTGATGCTATCATCGAAGCAGGTAAGTTACTCAATCTTAATTGTCCACTAGACGGAGACTACAATGTCGGAGACAACTGGAGTGAAACACATTAATAAAAATAAATTATGTTTCTGTGATGAGATAGAGGATGGCGCTAGATTAAAATACGATTTAAAATTAGACAAGTATGTACCTCGAAACCCCTCTGATGAACAAGAAACGTGGGAGGAACATTGGTTTCCTCAAGGCAGTCCTCCTTTTACTGTTACTTTAAGTAGTCATTACTCTCACTATACCAAATACTGGAAACACCCTAGTGAGACAGATTATGCAGACACCACTGAGCTTTGTTTTTATTGCGCCAAAAAACTAATAAAAAATAGTCAGTAACTATAAGGAGACTACAATGTCGGAGATAGTTGGAGTAAAACACATTAGGAAAACAACAGTATGTCCTCTAAGTGAATTGGTGAACTTAAAAAATAATCGTTCTACCGGAGGAATATTTAGGCTTGTTAAAGGTAAGTCTCCACTCGCTGCAATAGAAGTTATTCAACACGAAGGAATTATTTTAATACGATGTGTCTATTTATATTCAGGATCTCAACAGCTATTTTCTGGAGACAGGGCAGTCGTTCCTTTAAAGTTTCCTATTGTTGAAGATGGGGATTTTTTTACTTTTGTTTTTGGAGACAAGTAATGAAACTCACTAAGATACGCGAGACATCTAAAATAAATCCTAGAACAAACAAGCCTTACTACTATAAAGATAATCCTGAAGCTGTTAAAGCTAGGGATAAGAAAAGAATGTTTGTTAAAGGCAAGGAGATATCTAAGTCTCATCCTTTGTACAAAGCAGGACGCTATAAAAACTTCTCTTCAGTAGCCTTCTCTTCAATGGAAGGGTACGAAAGTTCTACTGAAGGTTATGTGTACGTCATCTCTAATCCTGCTTGGGAGGGCTGGTACAAAGTAGGGATGGCGTTAGATGCTTGGGATAGATGTGCGTCCTTCCAAACCTCTTCCCCCTTCAGGGATTATAAGTTAGAATACTGTAAGCATTTTAAAGATAGAAGAAGTGCAGAAACAGAAACACATAGCCTTCTTTTATCTTTAGCGATTCCAAATAAAGGTGAGTGGTTTAAAACTACCGCTGAGCAGCTCAAACAAAAAATACAATCCATTAAAGGTGAACGGCATGAGTCTATCGACATTAGTACCTGACATTTATAAACATCTAGAGCTTCTCTCAAACGGTACGCCCCTCCCTATCTCCGACGAAGAGATAGATGAGACTGTAGCAGCAGTCAGAGCTTGCTTGCTTTCTTGGGCTAGGCCAGAAAAAAGAAACAACAACTTCACGGTTCGCATGTCTAACGTAGGTAAGCCTGACCGTCAGCTATGGTATGAGAAGAGAGATGACATTGGCAGAGGTGCAGTGGATGGAGCCACTCAAATTAAATTCCTTTACGGTCATCTCCTTGAAGAGATAGTTCTTATGCTGGTTCGTATGACAGAGCATACGGTAAGCGACGAGCAGAAAGAAGTAGTAGTCGAGGGCATCACCGGACACATGGATTGTAAGATAGATGGCGAGGTAGTAGATGTTAAGACTGCTTCGCGCTTCGCGTTCAATAAGTTTAGGGACGGTCGCTTAGCTGAAGATGATCCGTTTGGATACTTAGGACAGCTTGCAGCCTACGAATCCGCTGAAGGCACAGAGAACGGAGGCTTCCTAGTTCTTAATAAAGAGAGCGGTGAGCTGTGCATGTACGTGCCTGATGACTTAGATAAGCCTAACATCAAGAGCAAGATAACTAATCTTCTAGTGGCCTTAGATCTTGAAACTAAGCCGGACTTCTGCTACCCTCAAGTGCCTGATGGGAAAAAAGGTAACATGAAACTCGCTAAAGGTTGTACTTGGTGCAGCTACAAGCACGACTGCTACAAAGATTCTAATGACGGCCAAGGTCTAAGGTCTTTTAAATATGCTAACGGCATGACCTATCTTACAGAAGTCGTGGTCGCCCCTAAAGTTGAGGAGTATTTATGAGAGCGGTTAAATCTAAGCGTATCAGGAGACATGCTAAGACCTTGTTAGTTAGCTGGCTTCATTCTCTTTTAGATAAAGAAGAAGCAGATAAAATTAACGTCAGTAATTATATGTCTCACATGCCTAAACAAACTCACATCTTTCTTAATGGCGGCATGAAGTTAAATGCTTACCATCCTAAATGGGTAGCTAAAAAGATTAAACAACTATTAAAGATTGATCCAGATTTAAGAATAGAAAGCATAGACTTGGAGCTAGTCAAATGGCAAGCGAACCGATCTCAGGCGTGAGTATAGAGAATATGATAATTGCTGTTGGGAGCTACTTGCATAACTCTGATAGTACTGTGTGCGATATAGAGACAGGCTTCTTAGAAGATCTTAGGCTCTTAGTAGACGCAGAGCTTGAACGTAGACAGGCGCTAGTACATTGAAACAAGTTAAGAAAGGATATAGAAAGAAAAGAATCCCTCGCCCTGTAGAGAAGAACCGTGTTAAAGGTTACGATTCTAACTGGGAGTATGAGCTACACACTGGTATCCTAGACAACTGGTCTTTCCATACAGACAAAGTTCCTTACATTGTCGAGCATAAGTATGAGCCGGACTTCATTAAAGAGATAGAAGGCAAGAAGATATTGCTTGAAGCTAAGGGGCGCTTCTGGGACTACGCTGAGTTTAGTAAGTACATCTGGGTAGCTAAGGTTCTTCCGTCTGACACAGAGCTAGTGTTTCTTTTTGCAAACCCTAGCGCCCCTATGCCCCAAGCAAAACGCAGGAAAGATGGTACTAAAAGAAGCCACGGTGAGTGGGCTAGTGCTAACAACTTTAGATGGTACAGTGAAGACAGCATCCCCGACTCTTGGATTAACGCTAAAAAGAGAGAAACCTTTGACTGACTTTAATCATAAAGATGAAAGGCGTGATCGCTTTGAAAGGAAAAAGAAATCTAAAAAATTTAAAGCCGCACCTAAATTTAAACTAACTAAACGTAAAGCCTATAAGCGTGGAGCTAAGGATGAACAAGAAGATAAATGATATCACACCAACAGAGTGGAACAGACAGATACCCCTTCCGGGTATGTTGTATGCAGGACAGAAACAAAAACTAATGGGCGGTGAGATCTCTCCTTCACAGCTACCTTTGTTCACAGCCCCGCTTACTGACGCTAGTATTCTACCTACCAA